TCTCCGGATCTTTGAACATACAGGGGCCGAAGTTCTTCACGTCGAACAGATCGGCCTGGGTCCACCACGAAAGCGGGAATCCGACCTTCATCAACTGAAGCATGAACAGCTTACGAGTCGTGCTGTTGAACTCGTGCAGCGAGTAAGGCGTCACGCTGAATGTGAAGTTGCCCTTGTGCCAGCGGGCGCGCTCGAATTGCTCCACTGCAAGCGATGGCATCCGCGCGTCGGGCGAGTCCGGGCTGTAGTTCCAGGAGCCGTCCGGTCCTTCCGCCATCGGTAGGAGCTTCTTTCTGTCGTTGGGATCTTCGGCCATCGGGATCAGTGTGCCCGGTTCAAAGTCGAAGTCCTCCTCGGCAACACCATCGGGTCCAAGCATCTGCATTCGCCGTTTGGCGGTGGCGAACTGGAACCAGTCGCTCTTCCACATCTCGCCGGCGAGACGGATGCCTTCTTCCATGTTGCGCGACTGGTCTTTCACCAGCGGGCCCATTGCTTCAAGTAGTTTCTCGGTGGAATCTCCAGATGGTAACTGGCGCGCCCGCGCCATCGCCGACACGTCGGCCACGCCCATCTGCTCTTTCAGGATCGCCGGCAGAATCTTGGACACCGTTTCGATAATCCCAGTGTCCACCTGATACCATTCGTGCGGCAGCATGGGAACAAACTGGTTGGATGCGTTCCCTGCGAGCCCCATGTCCAAACCGACGCGCAAACCGGGTATGCGCGGGTTCGTCGTTTGCAGCATCGCGACCGCGCTGGAGCCGCGGTCGTAGAACGCGCTGGGATTCAGGCTCAAGTTCATCTTGTCTCCGACGCCGCGCCACAGCTCGATCATCAGCTTTTCGAGCGACTGGCCGTAGCGGGTCACCGGGAAGCCGAGGAAGTTCCAGGCCCAGTCGTCGGCGCGGAACTGCACGACGGGCACCTTGCCGTCCCAACGGTAAGACGACTGGTGCTCCGGCGCGGGGTTCACGATGCAGGAATCGGTGGCGATGATAAGTCTCCGATTGGGGTAGATCAGGCAGTCCTCGCGGCGCGCCGTCCGTACTTCCTGACGGCCCCCGCTCAAGAGTCTGCCCGTGGCGATCTGCTGGCCCACAAAGGGAACCGTGTAAGACCAACTGGTGCCCCACTGGCCATCGGGGCCGCAGATCTGGAGCGGGTGACCAGTTTCATTCACCGAGTCGTCGTCCACGTACATGTAGTACACGTCTACCGTGTCCCACGTCGATGCCTCTTCGGGTTGGCGGGCGCCTTGGCCGAAGCGCTTCAGAACCGCGCTAGCGAACTTGACCGCCTGCGCGATCACCATGCCTTTGCCGGTGCCGGTTACCCGGTTGGCCTTGATGTTGTCCCGCTGCAAGGGGAACATCCGCCAGACCTGATGAATGGGCACCTTCTTACGAAGAGCGACCGTGTAGGCTCCTTGCAGGCTCAGATTGGGAGGCAAACCCAGTGGCAGAACATCGAGCGGTCCATAGGCGTCCCAGACGATGTCGCCTTTGCCGCGGTGGTAGTAGTTCGGGTCGTACCTGGGTCCGATGTAACCCGTGCCTCCGGCGCAAGCCCACTGCCACGCCTTGCGGAGCTGGCGATCCGCGAAGGTCATGTTCTGCCAGGCGATGAAGCCCTTGTTCAAGATCGCGTTCTGCTCGCGGTATTGCTCCGCCTCGCTTTTGAAGGACGGTATGATGCGCAGGTTGGTTTGCGCCGCCACGATCTCGCGCGTGTTGCGCATCGTGGCTTCGGTGCGCACATCCGATAGAGATTGGGTGCCGGTCACCAAGTAGTCGCCGTTGACCATGTCGATGCCGTCCGAGATGTACTTGTAGGCCGGCTGGAGGCGTAGATAGCTGCGGGCGTCCGACAAGACCTGCTGCGACCAGGCGAAGAGTTCGTCGGGCGAACAGGGAGTCCACTCCTGGCGGCCGCGGTCAAGCTCGAACGGCGCCGGACAAAGATAGGCCGTGTCGATTGGGGAGTGGCCGGGGTGACGATTCATCGGCGATTCATCTCAGACCCATCATAACTCGATATAGTTCTGCAACGGAACGGTTTCGTCGGGAATGCCCGCCCACAACTTGACGTTCTGAAGGTACACGGAGGTTTTGTTGTTATCCGATGCGGGCGCCCAACCGGAGATCAGTTGGGCCAGGGATTGTCCTTCCGCGATACGCAGGGCAACACAATGCGCCGCGCCGGCCACGCCTTGAGTTCGTGACGCGGGTTGCCAGAAACCATCCTCGATGATCGGGTGTGGCAACCACGGAGCGGACCTAAGGTTACCTGGGTTGGGATAATCGGAGGGCATCCCTTCCTGACGGAAGATGGCGTTGGTAATGCGTTGAATCAGATCGTTCACAATGACTCCTTGAGAGTTTGCGGATGTTGAAGTCGTCCGGCAGGATGTTCCACTCGGGGTCGGGAAGATCCAGGCCGGGAACGGCGGTGTCGGATTGGTCTACCGCGCCCGCGTTGCCTTCCATCCGGTGTCCTCCGCGCAAAAGTCCTGTATGCTGCCCTGGTTGAACTCCATCAACTGAGAGTGAAAGTGCGCGTCCAACGGTTTGCCGTAGCGCACGTCGGTCTTGCGGTCGCTTCTGGCCCGCACCATCCGGGCCAGGGATACCAGCAGCGGCGAATGTCTGATCCGCGCGTCCACATGGTCGCGCATCGCCTTGCGGCGCGAGTTCCAATAGAACCTGTGCATCTCGCGGTGGTCCCGCATCTTCGCCGTCTCGTACTCGTTGGCGGTCTTGACGAAGCGGTTGTACTCCGCCATGTTGGTCAGCTCAATCCGCTTCATCCCCGCTTCGGTCGGCTCGTTATTACGGCCGGGCACGTAGTAGCGATCCTGTCCGCGAGCGAGTTCTCCGACGCGCTCGTACACCACCAAGGGCTCGAACCCGCGGGCGTTACGAACGCCATACCGCGGGACTTCCAGCAGACTGCACTGCGTCATCGTGCCCGTGCAGATACTCATGGTGGGCGCGAGTTCGAGTTCTACTTCTTCGTATTCGATCGTCTGCGTGCCGTCCGCGTTGTCGATCTTGCGCTCGACCTGTCGCTTTTCGATCTCCGGCTTGGACAGCAGCACACCTTCGCAGTCGCGGGTCATCCCTTCGTGAATGTTACGGGGGTGTAAGAACTGGTCCTCTACACGCCCGCAGCAGGGGCACTTGAAAGCGATCATGGGCATGTCAGAATCTCCGCCTGCTTCTTCCCCCGCTCTTGGTCGATCCGGCCGCTATCTGCATCTCGCGATACTTTCCCCTGATTTTGTCGTGAAAGTACGTACCCGGACTGCTCACTTGGAAGAGTGTGTCCGCGGTGGTCTGGGGGACGTTCAGGTAGCGATGCACCGCGCCGTTGACAAACTGGATCGAAAGCGATTGCGTGCCGGGGTCGTAATCCGCCCCGTAGAGATGGTGGGACTGCAACGCTCGAAAGGCCATAAACAAACAATCCCCGGAGCCCACAAAGCGGATCGATCTCCGTCGCGTCTCCCAAGTAAACAGGGATCGATTGGCGCCGAAACGGACTCCGGGGAAGCCTTTAGGCGGCGGTCTTCTGCGCCGCCGCCGTCTGCGCGGACTGAGCGGCCGCGTGCTGCTTCACGGTCTGCACGGTCGCCAGAGCCGACACAATCGAAGTCAGCGCGGCGCTACTGGTTACTTTCACACCCGCACTTTCCAACTCGTTGATGATCGCGGCGATATCCATCAGAATCGGACCCGCTACGGGAACAAACGCGCCGACAATAGGTTCGGCCAGGGTGATGCCGGCTTCGACATCCTTGCCGATGGTCTCCAAAACGGATAGGAACGACATCTTGACGTGATCTCCTTTGGACGAATGAAATGTGTACCGGACAGCCGGCCGCCGCCAACTCGGCTTGTTGCCTAGCTGGACGCCTTGGCCTGCGTTTGAGAAGGGGTCGATGCGCCCCCGGACGCGGTCACAACCACGGGCAGAATCGCCGTGAGGGCTTCCGAGATCGCGGTCGCGAGAGCGCTCGCGATCACCGGCACGAGCGAAGTCGCCAGATTGGCTACGTTCGCGGCCACTTGTTCGGCCGAGACGCCGACGCCGCCCACGATCGCGTCCGCCGTTCCGGTACGCACGGGACTGACAATCTGCTGGTCCTCGGTCTGCCCGGTCTGCATCGCGGTCGCGGTGGCCTGCGCCGAGGTCATATTGACAAAGTGATCGACGGTGGCCGCGTTGGTAGCGACGCGCAGCTTGAGCTGCGCCCACGCGCGGGCGTCTTCCTGGTTGTCGGCGAGCGACTGATGCTGCAATTGCGCCGCGCCGTCGTACTGAAGTTTGGCGTTGAGACTGTTGACCTCCGCCGCCTGTTGGGACGTTCCGTTGCTGGGTTCGGACATTTGCGAATTCTCCTTAAGTTGGATCGACTGCTATAACCGATTGTAGACCTGCCGGGAACAAAAATCAAGGACGCCGTTCGGGCAGTCCGTCCGTATTAGATTGCGCCCCGTAGGCCCAAGAAGCGTACTGGCGGGAAGATTGGGACTTGCGCATCGGCTGTCCGGGTTCGCCGGAAGAACCCAAGAGGATCGAGTTGTCATAGGCTGCGTGCGCCGGATTGCGCCCGCTGTAGGCCATGATCTTGGCGGCGCGCCAGTAGTTCGGGTCGAACTTGGAAAAGCTGGTCAGCGCAAAGCCCAAGGCCATGATCCGGTCGTCGTGGCCGCCGTGCCCGGCGCGCAACTGCTGCTGATATTCGTCGCCTTCCAGACTGCGCATCTCGCGCACGAAAAAAGGAGAACTGATCTCGATCTCGCCGTTGCGCAGCGTGGTCACGATCTGGTCGATCATGGCCGCCCTGAAATAATAGTTGGTGAAAACGCCGATCTTGTGCGCCTGCGACAAATCGATTCGTCTGTTGTCGATCTTCCCGTCGTTCCACATATGGAAGTTGTGCCAATTCATCAGGCGCAGTACGTTCTGTGGCATATCGCCCCGCCCCCGGCACTCGATCGCCATGCAAGGCTGGCGCATTCCACCATGGCGCGCCGGCACGGTGTACCATGTGCCCAATGCCAACAGCAGCGGCCACATATCCAGCGCACCCATGTGTCCGGAGGAGAATTCCAAAACCTGTTTGGTCGGTCCCTCCAGATCGTACTTGCGCAAACCTTCGAGGCAGGAACGATCCTTGTCGATGCCGTCGCTCGTGTCGGCGCCGAAATAGTATTCTCCGCCCTCCATCGGAGGCTCGAAGATATAGATCTTGTCGATCGATCCCTTTTTGCTGTCGCCCTCGTATTCCCAACCGTGAAACTGTAGGGGAACCAACTCGAAGTTGATGACCACGCCGCCTCCTACGTCGGCGTCGATCTTTATGGGCGGCTTGTCCCTATCGATCAGGATGTCCGGAGGAGACAAGCGAGGAGCGACAAACTCAGAAGGTCCGCGCAAACCGAACACACCCCAAACAGGCTGAGAATGCGTGTATCTGGTATAGAAGTTGATCGTGTCCACGTCGAACACCGTGGTATTCGTGCTGTTGAAAGCCTCGTCGTCGTTGGCGGGCATCTCCGAAAGGAATTTGTTGAGCGTGCCCTTCCGAACCGCGTCTCCGCGCTCGCACTCGTAATACCAGATTTGCTCGATGGGCATTTGCCAATT